AATCTGCTTAGCCTCGGAGAGCGTGCCCGCCTTCTTCATGAGGGCAATCTGATCCTTGAGCTTCTGGTTCTCGGACTTGTAACTGTCCAGCTCTCGGTTGAGATCGACGCTCTTAACCTTGTTGTCGTAGGCTTCATGCATCGCGCGATGATAGTCGCGCGCTTCCTGGTCATTCATCGTGCCCGCCAACGCCCGGCCGCCTTTGCGGCCTTGCGGAATCGAGCGTACATGTCCCAGAAGTCATACCAATCTTCAACACTCCAGTCCATCTCTCCGCCCCCGCCCTCGTAATGGACGAGCCTGTCAGCCATCAGGTCAAGCATGTCCTCTATCAGGGAGAGATCGTTCTTGCTGAACTCGATGCTCTGCCCGTCCGTCACTGCTCACTCTCCGCCTTCGCGACACCTTCGCCATAGCCTGCATTGAAGACCCTGACCAGCAGCGGGCGCATCTGTAGCCATCCCCAGCCAGCATCCTGAAGATCCAGTGCGGCAAGCTTCAGGCCGGAATCCTCGCACTCGAAGTACTCAACAACCTGAGTGATCAGCTTTTCTCGAATCCTGTCAGGCAGCATTACTCATTCTCCGTCTCGATGATCAGGTTGAGACGATCGCGGAGGGCGATCGTGAACTGGAGGTCGCACACTTCCTCATCGATGTCAACGATGAAGTTGATGAGCTGAAGATAGTTTCCCTTCCGCATCTCCCAGTCTTCGGCAACACTCTGCGCAAGCTGGTATCGATTGATTTCCGCGTGGACCATCATGGCTTGACCTTTCCGATTACTCCGAATGCTGGAGGTTCAACCAGATAGTTGAACGCTCGATAAGCTGCGGTCTTACTGTCCCTGAAGTGACCGAGGATCTTGTTGCACGGACCGCATAGCAGGCCCCGAACATACCCGGTCGCATGATCGTGGTCAACTGAGAGCTTCTTGGTCAGGCCCTTGGCCCTCTGGCAGATGTAGCACGCGCCTCCCTGCGCTTCGTAGAGGGCTTGATACTGACCAGCCTTGAGTCCGTACGTCTTCAGTACATACAGCTCGTGAGAGGCGTCCTTACGGGCCGCCTTGGCGGCCCTGTGGCATGAGGCGCACCTTGGGCCGGGAGGGCTGAGCTTCCGAGTCCCCGATCCGCAGTCCTTGCAAGATTTCAGTGCAGCAGACACGGGTACTCCCTACCACACCAGCAGTTCGGCATTACTTCCCCTCCGGATGTCTGGCGCAAGCCCCTCCGGGCTTGCCGTGCAGAGAGTAATGACCCCGACGGATCATCTCACGCCGCCTCTCGTCCATCCCGCAAATGCAGCCAGGCTTGAGGCTGGCCGAACCTGCGTGATTCATGGTGGATCGAATCCACTCAAGCGTCTCGTCATCCACAATCCGCCACAGAACTACCGGCGGATCGTCCAGGCTGGTGTCCCATCCCCATCGATTGATGGTCACGCCTGCCTCCACTGCTGGCAGTTGATGCAGAGGTATCCGTACACGCCATTCCACCAATGAGGTGTCAGGCAGGGCTTGTCACAACACATCTTCACTCATCCCAGTCGTCGTCTACCTTGGTCGAGTCGAACAGCATCGGCTTCTCTTCCGACTCCTCAATGAAGCACATCGCGGGGTCGGCCTTCATTGTGAGGTACTTCTTCCCCATTGCATCCTGAGGACCGAAACGATTCTTGACTGTGGCCACGTCCAGAGTCCCACGGTGCGAGTCACCCCAAAGAGTGAGAATGAGAGTCGGCAATTGATTCGCCTTCCCCATGATCGCGGAACGCGGAGGGGGAGATCCACCCTTTGCGCTCTCAGAAGTGTGATGAACGATGGTGATTGCAGTCTCTTGCTCACGCGCCATGTCCTTAAGCTCTGCCATGAGGGCCCAATAGTTCTGTTCACCGGCGCCCTCGTAGTCGATGTCCATCATAATGTCAATGATGGTGTGGTGAGGATACGTACCCTTCATGGTGCGGTACGCCTCAGCCTCACGCCACATGTGTTCCAGCGTAGGACTGGACATGAACGACCAGCGCACGTGGCGATACTCCCGAAGGGCATCGTAAGCAGCCTTGGTCTGGAGCATCACCTCCGTCTCCGCCTCGGATGTCTGAATGCCTTGATGCATGGCGAGCGCACGGCTCGCTACCGTAAAGTCATCGGAGTCCGAAGAATGGTACAGCGTGGGAACCTGCTGGCCCATCCGGCGGACGATATTGAGGGCAAGAACGGTCTTCATGCTGCCGGGCGGACCGGCAATCATGGAAATGGAGCCACGCCTGAAGTCCATCTTGTTCTCAGAGAAGGCAGGCCATGGAGAAGGCAGTGGTTCACCTGCCGACACTCCTCGCATGACCGTGTTGTGCAGTGTCTTCATCAGTCGATCACCACGACGGTGTCGCCGTTTTCATCTACATCCACGTAAATGTCTTCAACACTGAAGAAGTCTGAGCTGGTAACGACAGCGCTCTTCATGTGCTCATTGCGACTCACGAACTCCTGAAGGGCTTCAATAACCATCTCAACAGTCACGCTGTCTCCTGAAGTAGTACGACGTGGGCGGGGTTGATGACTACGTTCAGATCTGTAATGTCGAAGGTGGCATTGCCCTTCAGTGCTGCACGGTATGCCGTCACGGTGTGGTTGAAGTCGGCGTTCGGCATATCAATCTGCCCATTGCCCGTCAGTCGAATAAAAACGCCCATGATTCCTCTAGATTCTGGGTAGATTTGTGTGCATTTGCGTATCCCTGGCAGGGATCGAACCTGCGACCTTCCCTCTGGCGAGGGTGCTCGTACCAACTGAGCTACAGGGACTGGACAGCGGCCCCCGAAGGGGCCGCCTTAAACTCTACTTCGGAGGAGCGACCTTGATGCTGTACTTGTAGGGCTTGGAGTTCTTGTCGAGAAGCTTCTCAATCACCCGAACGCCAGGCTCAAGGACGATCTCGGCCTCAAGCATAGCTTCCTGAAGCTTCTCCATGCGGTTGCCAGCGCGCAGCTCCCACTTGGTATCGAACTCCTCGAACTCCTCATCCGGCTTACCGCCAACAAGGGTGTGCTTGACGACCTTCACCGGGAAGGTGACGTCGCCCGGGGGCTGCCAGATGTCCTTCTCGTCAGTGCCCTCCGGAACCGCATCGATCGGGAAGGGCTTCATCTTCTCGTTCGGATCAACCCGGACCAGAACCTTGACCCGGTCGACACCGCCAACCTGCATCGTCTGCGGCGTACGCTCCATCTCGCCAGTGATGACGAAGTAGAAGGTCTCTCCGGGGTTCTCGTACTTGATGAACTTCTTGTCCGTGATCGACTTGCCGTCGACACTCTTGCCGAACAGTGCTGCGAACTGGTCCTCGAACGTGGTCACTAGCATCTCTCCATCTTCTAGGAACTGTTGAATCATAGCATCCCTGTTACCAGAGAACCGCTTGAACGCCATCAGAAGTCAAAGTCGTCGGACGAGACTTCGGTCTTGGGCTTCTCGGACTCCCAAGGCTTGGCCTTGGGGGCAGGCTTGGGCTTGTCCCACGGAGGTGCGTTGACGTCCGGGATCTCAGTGGCCCCACCAAGGCCCTCAGAGAGGGCGTCAGCAGCCTCGGAATGCTTGGTGAAGGTAGTGCCGCCGACTTCCACCGAGTCGCCTACAGCGCACTCCTTGGGCTCGAAGCCGCCCTCGGGGATTGGTGCGGCCTTGGCCCCAAGGATTGCATCCTTGGCAGACACCGTGCCCTTGAGCACGGCGAACTGAGTGTTCACATACAGACTGGCAAGCATCTCGAAGTCGAGAGCCTGAATCTCTTCGGGCGTACCTCGGACTGCGAAGTACGCATACGGCTGGTCGCTAGGGAACCGGAGTTCGAGTTCACTCATCTTCGCCCTCTTCGCTGTCGTCGCACCAGTCGCACAGATCTTCGTTCCAGTAATGCAGTTTGTCACCGCACTCAGCGCACTTGCGCTCACTCATCTTCGTCCTCTTCGTCTTCATCCGTGTGGCACTCGTCCAACGGGCACTCATGGTCCGGATCGTGACAGGCGCAACTGCCCCAATCATCGAAATAATACCGGTCTTCCATGCCCTCAGCGTTCACTCGAAACATCCTTCCCCATCGACGTCCAGACGCTGTCCCCCTTGGAGACAGCAATGTCCATGGTGTCCGTGTTGACGTACACCGCACCATCATCCTCATTGATGGCATCGATCAGCTTGCCAAGACGCTTGGCCCACAGCTTAGCCGATGCGTCACCGTCTGTCCTCATGCTGGTCATACTGTCCCCTAGAACTTGGGCTGGTCGATGTGGCTTCGGTCATAGTGGAGCGTCCGCTTGGTGATGCCGCTGTACTCCATGCAATTGTCCTGGTTGAAGCACATCTTGCACATAAACTTCTTGTTTGCCTGGATTTGCATGGACTTCATGCCATCGTACACCTTCTGATACTTCTTGCCCACCTCTGCGGGGTCAACCGCAGAGAGATCGACGGGCCGCGCAACGCTGGCCTCGGGGTCGAGCATCGCCCAAAGGCCCTTGAAGGGAAGCTGATGATGCTCGAACCCCAGGTTGCTCATGAGTAGAGCCTTGTAGGTCTCCAGTTGGAAATTGTTGCCAGGCTTCTTGCTGCCAGTCTTCCAGTCAACGATCATGGGACCCTGGGCCGACTTGGTCTTACCCTTGTACTCTCCGACGATGTCAACGAATGCCTTGACCTCAACCTCAAGCCCTGGAAGCCTGCCTGAGGCGTCGTACTCCACCTCCCAGACATCCAGGTCCTCAAGGAACTCAAGGGCCCTCTCGAAGCAATCCTTGACCTTCTGGAGGGCCTTCTCCTCTATCACGGGGTCCTTCTCGGGACCCCCTGCCAGCCACTGAGACGTGTCGGGCTCGATCTCCAGCTGAGCGGAGACGAGTGGGTAGAAGTACTCTTCGGCGGAGAGAAGTGTGGCGTCAGAATCAAGGTGATCCTCGATCATCTGATGCACTGCGGTACCGATAGGCAGGTACCAAGTCATGCGCTCCTGCGCATGACGTACCTTCCCCAGATACCATGATCTGGGGCAGCTTGTGTAGGTAGAGAACTGCGAGAAAGATACATGTGGCGGAAGAGAAAGAGTCATGAGGCCAGCTTAGCAGCCTCACGCTCAGCCTGCTTCTTCATCCGCCGCTTCTCGTTACCCTTGGCCGAATCCTCACGCCTGCACTCCTTGCACTCCAGGGTCTTGGTGCTTGCCTTGGTTCCCCAGTGCCCTTCGTGTCCACGCTTACAGGGCTTGTCAGGGCTTGGATGCCAAGCGTTCTCATTCACTCCATCACGGAGATTCTTGCATGTCCTGCATCGCCTGTGCCCGTCAGGGTAGACCTTCCAGGCGTCATGCCCCTTTGAGCACCTGCCATCCTCTGAAGCCCTGAAGGGGACCCCCTGAGGGGGCCTTCCCTTCGGATTAGGATTATAGCGACCAGGAAGAATGCCAGCCCTGACGGACCAATCGAAATCTGAAAGCTCTGCCGTTGTGTAGCACATGTCCCACACGGGACATGTGTTGCAGATCTCCTTGGCCCTCTTGAAGTTGGCATCATTCAGATCCTTGACCTCCACCTCCGTGAGACCTTTGGAGATCTTGCTGTCATTGCCCGCAATTTCAAAGAGAGTGTAGGGCTGGAACCTGCAAGCCGCATCCTCTTGCCATTGGAACTCAGGCTCGTAATCGAAGCTCATCTCAGAACCCTTCATTAGGGAACTGAACAGTCTCAGCGTTGCCATCTTTTTCCTCCGCCGGACACAGAAGGGCCCCTTCGGGGGCCCTTCGTAGGATCTATCAGTACTGTATATCTATAGATACTTACGCGCTCCTCTCCTCGTTCCGAGGAGCGCTTGACTGCATACTTTGTAAGCTCTGGTTTAAGGGTAGCACACCCTGTCAAGCTGACTGCAACTCAACAGGGTGACTGACCTCTTGGCCACTCCCTTTGGGTCGTGACCTGGGGAAACTACAGCTCCGCAGATCCTACAACTAAGGAAACAATCTGCGGAGCCAGTTCATTCCCGGTCTACCATGTGACCTACGTCACATGTCCCAGATGGTCACGTACTGATCTTCGAAGAGATGGAAGTCCTGCTTGCCGTCAGGCTCTTCCCATCCCACGGCGTGCATCAGTCGGTCATCGATCGACCTGACAGACATGATCAGTACACCCACGAAGTCCTCCCAGCCGGGAGCGCCCTCAATATATGCCTTCTGGTACTCCATCACTTGCCTGCCTGACTGTAGAAGTATGCGATCAGTCCGACTATGAGGAGAAGGAAGAAGAAGTCCCCCGCCCCCTGCTTCTTACCGCTCATGACTCCTCTTCGTAAAGCGTCCGAGAGAGGCCCTGACGGGCCCTCTCGTAAAGTTCCAGCTCCTCCAGGTCCATCTCGTCCATGTGGGTCCACTCGGACCCGTGGAGGAACGCCTGTGACTTCGGTCCGTGATACATGCGACTCACTTGGCCTGCTCCTTATAGAAATCCTGGCATGCCGAACATGCGGGAATCAGGATGATGTTGTCGGGGTCGAGGTAGGTCATGCCAATACTTCCGGTAGCAGGAACCCCATCTACCCAATGGACGTAGCTGTACCTACACGTATCGTTGTTCATGATTCTCCATGTGCTATCATTCGGGCATGGCAAATAAGCTACTGACCACAATCATCGTGCCGGACATCCAGTATCCCGACCATGATCCGCTAGCACTCAAGAAGATACTCAATGTCATCGAAGACGTCCAGCCCCATGCCGTAGTGCAAATCGGGGACGGGATCGACTTCCCTCAGGTGTCCCAGTGGTCCGTAGGGACCGCAGGGATGTACGCAGACACCCTTCAGGAGCACGTTACGGGATACCGGAAAGATTTCCTCCAGCCGGTAGCGGAACGGGCCCCAGGAGCGAAGCTGACGTGGCTTGAGGGCAATCACGATCTTCGTATCATGACATTCATCAAGAAGTATGCCCCTGCTCTCGCATCTTTGAACGCGTTGTCCATGCCCAATCTGTTCTCCCTCGAAGAGCTGGGCTGGAGTTACGAGCGTGGCCCTCTGAACATCGGGACCAACACCTACGCAATCCACGGACACGAGAGCAGTGGCTACTCGCAGACGATGAGCGCATGGGATGCCAAGTTCGCAAAGCGGTATGGGTCCCACAAGTCATACGTCTTCGGTCACACCCATCAGCCTGGGTTGATTACCAGGGCGTATGGGTACAATGGTAAGGTTGACGGACGTTTCACCATGAACGTGGGCTCCATCATGGATCCCGTCAAGGCTACGTACGTCAAGGACGGCTCGGTCAGCTGGAACATGAGTTTCGGAGTTCTCCATGACGACGGGAAGAGAATGTATCCCGAGCTTGTTGTCATGACTGACCGAGGTTTCATTTTCCAGGGTAAGAAGTGGTGACCATGTCCTTTCACGAGACTCTGATGCCGCTCGTTGAGCGAGCGGCTGCTCATACCGCACACAACTGGCCTTCTTACGTCTCGGCGGAGGATGTTGCCCAGGAGATCTGGATCTGGGCTTACAGTCGTCAGAACTCCATCGAGAAAGCCATGCTAGATGGCGAGTGGGAAGGCAAGGTCTATTCCACGATGCTGAAGGCTGCTTCGGCAGCCGCGTCGAAAGAAGACCGAGACACTAATAACTATTCGAAGGAAGACACGTACACATACACTCGTGACGTGATCGAAGTCCTTCTCGATTCCGCCTTCACTCACGAAGACTGGCAGTCCTTCTCTACCTTCGGAGATGGGCAGCCGCGTGCCAAGGGTCAAGTCAATGAGACCGGTGACTTCATGGCGATGCTGTCTGACGTGAAAGCTGCGCTGGCAGAGATCAAGAAAGAGTACCGAGACGTGCTCTTCCTTCGTCACTGCGCACAGTTGGGGTTCGATGAGATCGGAGAGAAGGTGGGCATCACTCAGCAAGGGGCCAGCAAGCGCCACAGCTCGGCCGTCAACGCCCTGCGAGACAGGCTCGGCAGGGTTTCCCCGGCAGACCTGCGGCAGAATGCTGATGACCGACACAGGGCGATGGGCAATGGTGAGGCTAGGGCTGTTACTGATCGACAGTACGAGGGATAGTCTTGCGGTTATCCGTAAAGTGATGAACCTGAGAGGGGCCCCGAAGGGCCCCTCTTTTGGTTACTTGAAGCCGTCGTGGTTCTTGAAGGCCCTCCAGTCATCCTCGGTCAGTACTACCGGTTCTCTGTCGGCCCTCTCAGCAAGGGCGGCCATTCCGTGAGCCGTCTCTTGGATGTGCCAGATGGCGTAAACGACGCCGCGCAGATAGTAGCTCTTCTTCTCTTCGAAGAAGTCGAATACGGGCTTGGTGTTATCGTTCACCCAGCGCCGCGTTGCGGTGACGGGAGTCCCGTCAGAGCCACTCTTCAGCCACAGGAATTCCTCACCATCCTCAGTCACATGCTTGGCGATAACGGTGTACTTCGTTCCAGTGAACTTTCCGATGCGAACCTCAAGCTCGGACATGCTAACCCTCTCTCCGATAATGCTTTTTCATGTTGTCGTTGGAGTCTACCGAAATGTTTCCGGTTTTGCGCGACTCTATTAGCACGCACTTAGGGCCTGTCGCGATGATGGTTCCCTGGTAGATGCGCTGATTCCTTGAGACCTCTTCGCCGACAGCCCAGTCTTCGTTGGGTGCGAACGGCTTAGATCGAGTCTCCTCGGTGTACTGCCAGAACGGTGAATCGATCGGCCCGAACCAGCCATATCGGCTGTCTGCGGTGACGATCCATGCCCTTTCTCCGCCTAGCCACCTGATCTCGTGGACCTTCGTGGTGAACGGAGACTTGAACATCGCACCCTCATGAAGAGGGGGAGAGCCTGCCTTGATGTCCTTCTGCAATAGGTCGTGATATCCATCCACGATCAGCTTTGCGAAGTCATCGAGGGGCAGGTCTTCGCGCTCCTCATCATCGAGAAGCTTTGCAATGGCTTCGATCTGAGTCTTGCGGCTCGGAAGGGCCATTATGCTCCCCAATTCTCATAGAACCATCCGGTCATGATGGCTTTGCCGTCACGATCCATCCAAGTTCTGCGAATCACGCCGTTGGGGAAGTCCTTGCGGACCATTCGCTGAAGGTGCTGATGGTCCCACTCTCGGTGGTATACGGCAAAAGCGCACGTAACTCCACCACTCTCAATGTACCTACTGAAAGCCTTTTTCATTCTGGCTACTCCTTTCAGATGTGGCCATAGGCCGACAGGGGAGGGGGAGAGAGAGCCATCTACCCTGTCGACTTAAGGCCACACCCCGAAGGGTGTGGTAGTGCTGTTAGGCTGGACGAAGGGCCTGAAGGCTCTTCTTGAGGGCGTCACCCCAGGGAACGCCTCTATCTTGATTATCCTGAAGGGTCCGAAGGAACCCAAGAGTGTCTTCGGGGAGGTCCAGGTCTAGGTCGAAGTCGAGGGAAGTGACCGGCGACATGATGAGATTCGCCTCACTGAGGCTCTGGAAAGTTATGAGCCCTTCGGCATCTAGCATCCTGCCAACGAGACACGAGGGAGTGCCGTCCATTCTGTAATTTACGCACGAGAGATCGGGCGCCTTGTAGACAAACTCCTCCCCCTCCTTCTCGATTTCCACCTTGGCCAACTCGATGGCGCGGTCAAGGTTCATGATTGCTCCTCTTGTTGATGGGCGGAAAGGGATGTACGGAAGGGAAGAACCGGCATTGGCCAGACACAGCCGCCGGGGCCTACTTATGTTTCGGCACTCCCGTACATCCTTCACCGCCCACCCCTTCGGGGGTGGGGATGTTGTTACCTGCCATACTTGACGTCTTCAAGAACCTTCGCCATGAAGCGCAGCGCAGTCCATGCCTCACCCTTGGTCATTCCAAGGTAGCCGTTATCGGTTCCGGGAGCAGCGTGGCCGTTGGTGTAGAACAGCCGATACGCTCGATCGTGGACCTTGCTGCCCTCGTCCATGCGGAAGTCAGAAACGTCCCCGTGGAGCCGCAGAGCCGCAACGTAGCGCTCAAGCATGGCGTCAAGGTTCTTCTTGGTGACTCGGTTGCTCATGGTCTCTCTCCCTTGTTTTCGGTCCTAGCGAACCGACCCAACGCACCTACGAGAGGCGCGCTGGACTGCTGCTAGGCGTTCTTGATTCCCTCGATCCTGTTGACCTCACGGAAGTGAATGTCGGAGGACTCTTCGGGTGCGTGCTCGATCCGGATACATTCGCTATTGTAGTCGGCAATCGCCTGATCGATGGTGCCTTCACCCACGGTGTAGATGTAGGTGTAAGAGACCAGGAAATCGTTGACGATCTCCAGTGCGGCCCGACGAATCTCGCTCTCATCCTCGCTTGCGAGGATATCCATCAGTTCACCAGCCATCCGCAGACGATCGGAGGGGGAAAGCCCTTCGGTGTCCAGGGTGGTGTCAGTGTAGACCGCACGATCTCCGCAGTAGGTAATCAAAACCGGGTGGTCGTACTCACCAATGACAGTGAGGTCGTTACGACCGTGAACGCTACATGCGGAGTTGGTGCAAATCTCGCTCATGTCTCTCTCCCTTTTCGGTACTACTACCTGTAGTGCCGTCTCAAGGCGCACCCCCGAAGGGGTGCGCCCTCAGCCTGGCTACAGATACGCTGAAATGCCTTCCCTGATAGCGTCATCCCACGGAACTCCAGAATCCTGAAGATTCTGGATTGTGCTCATGAAGGATGAAGCATCCATATCAACCATCAATCCCTCACACTCTGTGAGTTCTTCGATGAGAGTGTGAGACCCAGATCCGGAGTGTCCGGCGGGGATGTGCTGTGCGGTGATCCCGGCGGCATGAAGGATGTGCCCCACAAGGCACGAAGGGCTTCCGTCTTTGTCGTCGAAGTAAGAACAGCTGATTCCGCCTCCGATCAGGGAGAGTTCGACAGCTACCTCACCATCAGGATTGGTGTAGATGTACCCTTCCGGCATCAGTGCAGCCGCATCGAGTGCAGCCTTGATGGCGAAGTCGAGGGTAATTCGCTCCATTGTCTCTCTCCTTTGTCAACACTACTCACTGTAGTGCCGTTGCAACCCCCGGACGCCCCTTGCGGGGCGCCCAGAAGCTCCATCTGGCTACAGTCCAAGCCTCTCAATGAGTTCGCTGATGCCCTTGTCTTGCTCGCGCTTGAGGATCAGAAGAATTGCCGACATGCTCTCCGGGCTGATGTCGATCCAGTCCGTCTCGCCTTGCTCAGAGGTGATCTTGAGCCTGCCATCGTCGCCCCATCCAAGCTTGGCGAACTCGTTGCCGAGATAGCTCATGCGTAGATCCTCCATTCGCGGTCACCAAACTCGCATCCGAAGACGACGAACATCTTGTTGCCGTCCGGAGTTTTGAGCTGAGTGATCGCCTCACCCCAGATCTCTGCATCCTCATGGATTTCGGATTCAGTGAGGGGTCGAACGGAAAAGCTCTCCGTGCTGAAGACGGGAAGGTAGGTGTGCCGCTTGTTGAGATTGCGGCACATAACCCTGGCTCCGGCCTGAGTGCCGGTGTGTCCGACAAAAAGGCCAGTCTTTGCCTCAACTACTCCCCATCCGCCAAAGGTGTGGTCGTAGTCGATCGCATAGCGGTCAGCTTCCATTGTCTCTCTCCCTGGTAGTGCTGTCGGCTGTAATGCCGTTGCAACCAACGGGGCCCTTTCGGGCCCCGCTAGCTCCACCTGGTTACAGTCAATCGTTGTCGTTCGTGCGCTTCATGATCTCTTCAATCCATGCGGACTGAAGGGCTGCCCAGTTTTCGTTCCAGTCGGGGGCGCCTGCGGCCTCGTAGGCATCTTCCAGAAGATCAAAGCCGTAGTCGGCCTGAAGCTTCCTCCAGTCACTGTTGTCGGAGGTGTGATCCAACTCGTCCATCCCACGACCCCAGTCTCCATAAACTTGGCCGATGATGCACTTATCGATGCTTTGCATGTCGAGCGTCTTCAGGCTGACGTGCCGGAACCATCCGGGATTGTGGGTGTCCAGCAGTTCAGCACCCTTGCGGGCCTTTGCGGTGTAGGACATGTTCTCTCTCCCTTGTTTCGGCAGTGATGCCGGGAAGGCCCCGGTTCCCCGAAGGGAACCGAGACCAACCTTGGTCACTGACTCAGCAAGCCTCTCTGGCGATCCCTCCGCGAGGGCCGACACTGAGGCGGAATGAGGGTTCGTCGTGACGGAAGTATGTACCGTCACCCTTATCGGTAACTCCGTACAGCTCCATGATGTCTTCGGTCGTGGTTCCGGGGAAGTCGTAACGCTTCTCGGGCTCCCACTCGACGTACAGGCCATCGGCATTCTCGGCATACGTAGTGGTGTAGCCGTAGCCCATGGTCTGACGACGATGCATTTCGCACGTGACTTCGTAGAGGGAGTTGAATCCCTCCATCTTCTCGAACGGGTAACCAGCCCCGAAAGAGGGGCCGGAGTACGTTGTGAGGTAGCGAAGCTTGCTCATGATATCTCCTAGATCCCGAAGAGGCGGTTGGCGTCGTCCTTGCTGAACCACTCCAGGCTGTTGTTCTCCCAGAGGATGCAGCGAGAACCGTCCTTGCGCTGGGCAACGACGATGCCACCATTCTCAATCTTGATCATATTCTCTCTCCCTTGTGGTGCGTTCGGCTGTAGTGCCGTTGCAACCCCCGGACGCCCCTTGCGGGGCGCCCAGAAGCTCCATCTGGCTACAGGCTAAAAACTGTCATCCTTGAGTTCTTCGTCTAAGACGGTGCTCTCGCCAGAGTCAACGCCCCCTTTGTCTTCGTCTTCGTCGTCCGCATATCGTGTGTTCATGTCAGTCACGCCCCTCACGCTCCGACCGTGTACGTGTACATTACGGCCGAAGTGCTCATGATTCTGTCCATGGTGAGGCCATGACTCTCGGCTTGCTGAACCATGTGCTGATAGTCGTTTCCGTAGATCGGCTCATCGCCGATCCACAGCACCCACTTGTACGTGTCCGTCAATTCGAACTCGTCCATGTTCTCTCTCCCTTGATCAAGCGCTCGCCCTGAAGCGAGCGCCTAGAGCGACCAATGAGTCATAACACCCTAAAGGGCTGACTCACTGATCACTCTCTGGCCCATCATGACCACGTTGGCGGAGAATGAGTGACGATCCTGATTGCTGATCACCATTCACTCTCCGCCTTCATGACCAAGCAGGCCAGAAGGGAGCCCAGCGCCGTAGCGCTGGGACGAGAGAGAATGTCTGGCAACTCCATCACGCTGGACTCACGCAGGTGGTGACCTGCGCTTGATCCGTTCGGTCTAGGCGTCCCCTACGGACGCTTGCCTAATAGGTGTCTGCGTTTAGCACTGCCAGACTGCTCACTGTTGAGTTCTCAAGGTACAGCCCTGGATTTCTCCGACTCTGACAGATGCTGTCCCGACCAGACGTTATGACCGTCTGTGCCGTTCTCTGCCAGCCCCACATGCTCGGGAAGGTCCATCCCAGCCCTTGCGGTTGCGCTCCCTTTACAGGGGCGTTCTGGCCGCTCTTGGCCTCTTTCTTAGTCTTGTCGTGTGCTGTCAACTTAGGCGCCTTTGTACTGCCCTCATCGCTCGTCAAGATCTGACTAAGCTGTACGAACGCCCTTCAGGGGCGTTCTCGGACTCGAAAGAACCGGTTAGGGCCCGTAGCTCCATACACACGATGTTGAGTTGTCTTGCTGTCTTGCTGTCTTGCTGTGCTAGACGCTAGACCCTTGCGAGTCCGGCTGTCAAGCTCTCCTGCGCGCTAGATGTTCATCGACTCACGGGTAGACCATTGCTGCTCGCGGACAGCCTTTTGCTTAACACTTCGTGCCGCTGGTTTCCGTGCCGGTTATCCGCTCTGGTGATCCGAGGACCCCCTCACGGCTTCCCTTCCGGCTCTACGTACTGCCTGACCGGTAGGCACTCCCGCTCTTGTCGGTGTGCATCTAGCGCGCTGTGGAGTTGTGCTGTCCAGTGCTTCTGTGAGGCTTTCCTGCCTCACCTAACGGCTCTGTAGGTACGTTCCCTTTGGGGGAAGGCGCCTACAGGCTCGAAGGCTTGGGTTCCGGCCTCTCTGCACTTCGCCAGACGCTACACCTTGCGATGCGGTCTGGCTAGTCCCTCTGCCCGGTTGTGCTGAGCGGTGGTGACAGAGAGAACAATCCTCGGAACGGTGTGGGCTGTCTACCCCTGATCTGAGACTTCTCAAGAGCAATTACTGCAATCATCCTGTTGACCTGTGGTGATGTACTGATACTTTGCTTTGATTTGCTGTGGAAAAGTGGTGGATGTAAGGGTTGGCGGAGTGGAAGAGGTCTTACTTTCTGCTGGATCAGCACGCCCCCTGGAAGGGCGTGCGCAGGACTTGGAATAGATGGGTGGATGCAGGGATCAGGCTTGGATTGCCAGGCTGTCGGAGGGCTTGTTCTGTGGATTCTGGGGTGGATCTGTGGGTCTGCCTTGATCTGTGTGGGTGGGGAGATTGGTGCCTGTGCAGACTGCGTATGGCGTACTCAGTATAGTCCCACCCCTTCGATTCCATGGTCATCCACGCCCACAGCCTGCATATCCTAGGCAATCTGCCCAATCTGCCTGGCTTCTGCTAGATGGAAGCAGTCTTCCGCATTATGGAAGCTCTATTCACATCCATGTACAGCTGTCCACATACATGAACGCGCACATCTGAACATCTGCCCGCTCATATGAGCACACACTCCAACACTGCATGGTTATGCGGTATGGTGCATACCTATGCATATATATGGTGAGGCTGCCTATCTATGTAGTATGTACACTGTTCAGCCCTCAACTCTTCAAGCCTGAACTGTTCGAGATTCAACCATCCAATCTGTACTCTCTGTGCAGTCTGTCCACACCCAGAGTGAGCAGAGCTGCATGACTATGCGGACCCGGGCATGTTTAATCGCGGCCGTGTGTGTGTGTGTGAGACCCAATCCGGATGTAACATGGATCACAGGCACCAACCCCCAATTTATACACAGAGTGACGAAGGGGGTGGCATATGATCACCCTCCGTAGATAGTTGGTAAAGAATAGGTAAAGGGGTTGTGCGAATGATCCATACAACCGTACATACTTCAGTGAGGGAGCGAAGCGACCGAACGACACTACTTACAAACTGTAGAGACTGCATGATACAAGACAACCCCCTAAGGGGTTGTCGTGAAGTATGCAAGACTACAGACTCTGTAGATCTATACAGACTGTACGTACCGCCTTGAGGGCGGTACTGAAGATGTACGGTTCAGTGCACTACGGCTAACGCCGAATCTTTCTCCGCCATATCCCACGGCCCTTCGGCCGTGGAGATTCCATTGACTTCGTACAGATGTTTCGAAGAAACAGTCCGTACAGATATACAGAGGAGCGGTCACAAATGGCGAAGGTCTATGTGACCGAAGACGGAAAGAGGCTTACCAAGAAGCCCAGGGGTGGTTCACAGGGCAACCCCAAGATCCGGGCTGGCAAGGCTACGGTCCTCAAGTACCTCCAGAAGGGCCTGACGCAGTCTGATGCTGCTGACGATCTGGGTGTCCACAGGAACACCATCCAGAACTGGCGCAACTCCGACGAGAACTTCCGAAGGGACATGGACCGCATCAAGCTGATGCGGCATCCCGAGAAGGCTGCGGAGGCCAGGGCAGAGATGCCGGACTTTCCGGCTTTCTGTGAGGACTATCTCGACACCAAGCTCTTCAATCACCAGCTTCAGTGGTACGACATCCTGGAAGGCCGCACGCCTCGGAACCTCCACATGAATCAGGTGTACAAGCCGGGTGACCCCGGCATGGTCATCGTCAACACTCCTCCGGAGCATTCGAAGTCCACGACGATCACGGTCAACTACACGACCTACAGGATCTGCCAGGATCCGAACATCCGAATCATCATCGTCTCGCAGACTCAGGAGATGGCCAAAAGGTTCCTTCGGGCGATCAAGGATCGCCTCGCAGGAGTGAACCAGTCGTACAAGAAGTTGCAGAACGCCTTTGCCCCCGAAGGGGGCTTCGATGCCAACTCTGCTTCCTGGACGGCTGACGCGATCTACATCAACGCAGAGTCGCGAGACTCCGGCGAGGCAACTCCCACGGTTCAGGCTCTGGGCATGAACGGCCAGATCTACGGTAACCGAGCTGACCTGATCATCCTTGATGACACGGTCACCGGTAAGAACGCCCATGAGTTCGAGAAGCAGATCGATTGGATTCAGCGTGAGGTCATCAACCGTCTTTCGTACCCAGGCGGAACCCTTCTCCTGGTCGGTACCCGCCTGGCTCCTGTCGAGCTATACAGCGAGATTCAAAAGCCTGAGTGGTATGGGCAGGATGAGGAGTCACCCTGGACCTATCTTACTCAGCCAGCAGTTCTTGAGTTCGCAGACAATCCCGACGACTGGCATGTTCTCGCACCCTGGACCAACCGACCCCCAGTGTCGCTGGGAGCAAGAAAGCTGGTTCAGCAGAACGAGGATGGGCTCTATCCCTGGCACTCAGGGAAGGCCCTAGCCCGACGCCGAGCCACAAGCTCGGCTCAGAACTGGGCAATGGTCTACCAGCAGGAGCAGGTGACAGCAGATGCAATCTTTCCTCCCGACAAGGTTCACGCTAGTATCGACGGAATGCGAGCCGCTGGCTTCATGCAGCGGGGGGCACCTGGACACCGACCCAACGGCATGGACGGTCTCTACGTCATTGGCGGGTTCGACCCGGCTATCACTGGTCACAGTGCAGCGACCATACTTGCTGTGGATCGAATGTCGGGAGTGCGGTGGGTGCTGGACGTATGGACTCGCGCCAACTGCAAACCCGATGACCTCTTCGACAAGATCAAAGAGTGGACAGTCAAGTACCACGTGAACGAATGGGCCATCGAGAAGAACGCGATGAACCTGATGGTCACACAGAACCAGGACCTGAGAAACTTCCTCGGCAGCAGGGGCTGCCTCTTGAGGGAGCACTTCACCGGCAACAACAAGAACGACATCGACTTCGGTGTTGCTTCCATGTCGATGCTCTTCGACGGAGCCAAGGAAGGCAAGGGCCTGATCCGGCTGCCCAACCGTTCTCAGAACGAGGGCGTCAAGGCGCTGATCGAACAGCTTGTCACCTGGTTCCCCCAGAGCAAGGCCAAGCAGGACACGGTGATGGCACTGTGGTTCGCGGAGACCAGGGCCAGAGAGATGGTCAACAGCCTTGAGTCGGTCTTCCATGTGGCCAATGAATACCAGTCCCCACGGGACAAGCAGAAGTCAATGACAATCGATCTGGATCACATGGCTCAGGCGGCCATGGCCAATGGCGGAGGAGAGTGGTGGGGATGACTACCCCCAATTCAATCGAGGACATCGAGCATCGGTTCGCGTTCCACGCTGCAACCACGCAGGAGAAGCGTGATGAGCACACCAGCGTGCGAGCGGCCCATCGAGACCTTGCCCTCAAGGTGCTTCACGGCGTGCCTGACGGCCGAGAGAAGGCTCTCGCCTTGACCAAGATTGAGGAAGCAATGTTCTGGTCGAACGCTGCTATCGCTCGAAACAAGGAGACAGGGTGACCGAGTACATCTCTCGCAAGGATCTCGGATGGCCGAAGTCCGCCGCTCCCCTGAAGGCCCGCGCAACCAGGGGCGTCAAGGTCCACTATGAAGGAACTGCGACACCGGACATGGCGCACTCGAAGTGCGCCTCCCACTGGACTTCCATCCGGAAGAGTCACCTAGCTAACAAGGCAGAGGGGTATTCCGATGTCGCCTACTCTTTCGCAGTATGTATCCACGGCGCTGTCCTTGAGGGCCGTGGTCTTGGATTCCGAACCGGAGCCAACGGCAACCAGGCGCTTAATGCGGATCATGACAGTGTCGTTGTCTTCTACGGACCCGAAGACAAGTCCGTCAGTGCGGACGTTGTCTCAGGACTGAAGTGGGTGATCCGCCATCTCCGTGATCACGGCACGGGTAAGGAGATCAAGGGGCATCGGGATGGTTTTGCCACGGCATGCCCCGGTGACGCTCTTTACGCTCTCGTGAAGTCCGGCAAGCTTGAGCCTGGGAAGGTGACAGCAAAGCCCAAGCCGGTATACGCGCCCTTCCCGGGCGCTCCGTTCTTCAGGATCGGACGAAACAACCCTCTCATCTCCGCCATGGGCAAGCGACTGGTTGCCGAGGGATACAAGGGTTACAAGGTTGGACCCGGACCCAAGTGGTCCGATGCAGACAAGAAGGCATACGCCTGGTTCCAGCGAAAGCTTGGATACTCCGGCAAAGATGCTGACGGTATCCCAGGAGCTTCTAGCTGGTCAAAGCTGAGGGTCCCTAAGTAGGAAGGAGTGAGCATGGCAAGGTCCATCGAACAAATCGCATCCCGCGTTGAGACTCTTCGCCAGGCCAGTTCCGACAGGGACCAGCGGCGCAACAACGTTCACGACGTTCGTTCCGGCAAGATTGAAACTGTAATGCCAGGGGCGATGCCTGACGCATGGCCCCATCCGATTGTGGCCAACCTCATTGACACCAGCGCTCGTGATACCGCAGAGGTCATGGGGGCAATGCCTTCGATCAATTGCGCCACCGGCACCGGAGTCACCGACAAGGCCAAGAAGTTCTCCAGCAAGAAGACGAAGGTAGCCAACTCTTACGTCCAGTCGTCCGGCCTCACAGCCGGACGTCAGATCGTTGCAGCAGACTTCTACAGCACGTATGCCGAAGTCCTGTACATCATCGAGCCGGACTTCAAGAACAAGCGTCCGTACATCCGGGTAGAAAACCCTATGGGTACATACACCGAGAAGAACATGTTCGGTGAGATCACTTCGTTCTCCAAGGTGTGGGTCGAAGAGGCCATTCACCTCGTCTCCAAGTTCCCGCACCTACAGCAAGTGCTGATGAAGTCGGAGAGTTCGCGAGGCCCTGGCAGCGGCATGGCCGGAATGGCCCGGCGGAAGATTGAGCTGGTCAAGTACTGCGATGCAGAGACCATCGTCATCTACCTTCCGGCCCACGGCAATCAGATAGTCAGCGTCATGCCGAACCCCCTCGGCAAGGTCTATGTGGCTCAGGGCATTCGGCCCGGCTATGACAATGAAGAGCGTGGCGCCTACGATGACGCCATCTGGGTTCAGCTCGCCAAGGCCCGCATGGCCTTGCTTGGACTGGAAGCCACAGAGAAGACCGTAAGGGCTCCGATGGCCGTCCCTCGTGACGTCCAGAAGATGACCTTCGGTGATGACGCCATCATCCGCACCGACAGCCCGGAAAAGATCCGCAGGGTTGGCGTTGACGTTCCTTCCGCAGCATTTCAGGAAGGGGCCATGCTTGAGCAGGAGTTGCGCGTAGGAACGCGAACTCCGGAAGCGAGGTCGGGCAACGTAGATGCTTCGGTCATTACGGGCCGGGGCGTACAGGCTCTGATGGGTGGATTCAATACCGTAGTCTCCACGGGGCAGACGGTTCTTGCAGAAGCTCTTCGTACCGCCATCGAGCTATGCTTCGAGATGGACGAGAAGCTTTGGCCCAAGGTGAAGAAGACCGTTCGTGGAACCGTTCAGGGAACACCATTCGAAGAGGACTACGTTCCTGGCAAGGATATCGACGGCAACCACACGGTTGACGTCACCTATGGCTTTGCTGCTGGCCAAGATCCGGCTAGGGCGATCGTTGGTCTCCTTCAACTTCGGGGTGACCAGCTCATCTCCAGGGACTTCTTCCAGCGACAGCTTCCGATGAGCATCGACGTAGTCGCCATGCAACAGCAGATCGACAACGAACAGATGGTAGATGCTCTCAAGCAAGGGATGATGGGCTACGCTCAAGCCATCCCTCAGATGGCCCTTCAGGGACAGGACCCGATTGCAGCACTGAAGCGCATGGCGGACCTGATCAAGCTGAGGGAGAAGGGCAAGTCCGTGCAGGATGCAGTCCTCGAAGTATTCCAGCCCGACTCGAAGGCGCAGGCGGCCCCTCAGAACCCTCTGGAAGCCATGTTGGCACAAGGGGGCGCGGCACCCGAGGAAGGCGCCACAGGGGGCCTTCCAGGCGCTTCTGAGGCCCCTCAGGGTATGGACCTACAGTCCATGCTGGCTGGCCTCACCTCTTCGGGTGAGGCAACCATGTCTGCTCGCACTCAGCGGCAGTCGGCTATCTAAGGAGAATCGTATGGACGGCAAGATGTTTGATGGTGCTCACACCGCTGTTAACAAGTGGGCCGACGAGGGTGGCACTCTCGCCCCTCATCTGACTCAGCCGCTTATCGGCAGCAACAAGGGCGACCCTCGGTTCAATGGAACCACTCCGACCACTCACAATTGGTCGAGTGACGTTGTTGTTTCGACGCCGCTTACGCGCGGCGGCGGGACCATGGCCAAGTAGCAGAAGGGAGAGTGCTATATGGGTACTCCTGTAGCTGGTCCGGGGCAGTTCAGTCAGCGGACAGACAAGGCAGTGGGAGCGGCCAATAGCACTCTCCCCAATGCCCAGTACGGCGAGAACAAAGACTTTCAGGAGATCAAGTCCGGCGCCCCGATGGGCGCCTCTCCGGGCGGGATGGACATTGGTTCTCTTATGGGAAGCATGCGTCCAGAAGCCATTGGATTCGGAGAGCCTTCCACTTCAGAGGCTCCGGTAACGGATGGCGCGGCTCTTGGTGAAGGTGCTGGCCTTGAGGCCATTGCGCAGCCCGACACCAGCGCAGCTACCAGCCAGATGAAGTCATGGATCGTGGCAATGGAGTGGTTGGCCAACCAGCCCGGCACGAGTGATGCCAACCGAAATCTGATTCGGAACATGAAGTCAATGATGTAAAGCCTAGGAGGGCGGAGTCATCGCACGTTGGTGGGATACACAGATGGTTGACGCGTCCCAGCAGGGATTCGGCAATCCCGATCTGGCACTCCAGATCGCATCCGCCCCTTCCGAGGTCTATTCCGAGAAGGATCAGCAGAACGATGAGAGCAAAGCCAGGGACTCCAAGTCCGGCTTTCTCGGTACGATCATGAAGGGTCTCGACAAGGTTGATGGTGCACTGAGCAACCTTCCCGGCTGGGGTGTTGTCAAGAACATCAACAAGGCCACGCTCTACCCAGTGGATAAGCTCGCTTCTGGTGCGCACTGGCTTTATTCGGAAGCACTCAGTCAGCCTCTTTCGACCCTTATTCTTCAGTCCGCCAAGGCTGACATCCGTGGAGACATCGGCACGCTCTTCTCTCCTGGAGAGTGGAACAATGCTTACAACGAAGCGGAGAACGTTTCTCCTGGACAGGCTGCCGCTAACTACGGCGCCACCATTGGCGCCTCTTCTGACACTGTTGCTGGCGGAATCTTCGGCACGTTCAATCGAGACCTTGATGAGCAAGAACAGCGGCAAACCGAAAGGTTTCTGTACGACACCGATTACTGGCGTGACAAGGCGGGATGGAAGTATACCGTAGGTACTGGCGTCACCGACTTCGGAATCATGATTGCCGCCGACCCTTCCAATGCTCTCGTTGCCACTGGCACCAAGGCCGTTAAGGGCGCCCGTTCGGTTCAGATCGTCACTGATCCTAAGACCGGACAGCTTGTTCGTGAACAAGGCAAGGTGATCTCTACTGGTCGCCAGCTTGCCGGTAAGCCCGCTCAGGAAACTCTCGAAGAGGTTTCCAACGGCAAGAAGATGAATCAGTTTTTCGACTGGATCAATTCTCCTGGCGCCATGGGTGCAGAACGTAAGTCGGCTGAGGAGATTGCAGCTCATCCCATCTGGGGCAAGGGTCGGAGGAAGAACAACTTCCTCCATCAGTACTCAGACGTGCTGGCCCGCACTCCTCGCGAAGAGATGCCGATGATGTATCGGTACTTCGCTGGCGACAATAGCGCAGTGTCCAACCTTGCAGCTCGTGGCAGCAAGACCCTGAACAATATCGGTAAGCTCGCTGAGAATCGAGTCCTCGTTGACTCGGTGAAATTCGATCCTGCCATGCTCGCCTACTTTGCGGAGAAGAAGGGCATGCCCTCGCAGGCAACCGGCCCTCTGGGATCTCCGTCTCTGGCGCTCAGCGAGGACTACGTCAGGCTGCATGAGGAAGCTGCTGAGGCTGTCGTCACTGGCAGCAAGCGCATGAAGATCAACGCCAGCGGCAACGTCTCTGCCACCGCAGTCAAGCGGGCCAATGAGTGGAAGTCTGCCAAGCTCAGCCTCATGGACGGCGAGTTCAAGGCTCTGAGCGAGGAGGGCACTTACCTTCGGGATGTGCTTGGTGGCAATATGGGTAGAGCTGCCGACGAGTTCTCTCCTGCCAGTGCGAATCTCTTTGGGAACATGGAGAACGCGTACCGTGCAGGTGGTGGGGCGTTTAGGAATCCGGGCATCGACGCCAAGAACACCTACCTTCGGTCCGTCAAGGACCGCAAGGGTCGCATGAGTTCGGAGGGTATCCGCAAGGGCTTCTCCGGAACTGCCATGCGGGTCATTCAGTCCTTCGGTGACAACGCGCCTGTTGGGCGCGTGAACCACAATGAAGCAGACGCTGGTGATCGTGTGCTGGACATGCTCAAGCAGGTTCCGGCCCTTGGTCAGCAGAACCGTATGACTCTCTGGAACAAGTACATGACCGCTGGTGACAAGGTTGGCAAGTCCAAGGCCCTGGATGAGATTCACTCCGAGGTCATTACCCACATGGCCAGTCGAGTGAATGGCCTGCATCCTCAGGTCGCTGCCATCATCGGCGAGATGACTAAGGTCGGTATTGCCAAGACCATGGACGACCTGATGGGCGTCAGCAAAAAGCCCGGAATCAGCCGTCCTCAGGCGTTCTCTGCTGCCATAGATGAAACCGGCAGACGTGCCGACATTGCTACCAGTTACGTAGACGATGGCGTCTCGTACGGCATTGCTCCCCTGGCAAGGACTCAGCTCAACCAGACCGACACGCTCCTTCCCGTCAAGGAGATCGAGCGTGCCATTGCCCGCAATGCCAATTCGATCAAGGGCATCATGAATGCTGGCGGTCGTGCGGTTGATGCAGTCGAATCTCTGGCAGATGGATTCAATACCATCTGGAAGGCTTCTACTCTTCTCCGCCCGGCTTATGTTCCCCGGATGATCTCCGAAGAGGCTGCACTGTCTGCCATCAAGTTCGGCTTCCTGAGCCGATTGGTAGTCGATCCCGCCAAGGGCTCGAAGAACTTCGTGCTCAATCGTGGACAGCACCTGATGGCCGAGTTGGGCCGAGGTTCCTACGCTCCCACCACGGGAGCGGGTCAGGCATCCAAGCTGGCTGTTGTCAGGATCGGTGAGGACGAGGTAATTCAGTCCGTCAGGAATCGACAGGCAGCACTGAAGAAGGAGATTAGGGATGCAACCGATCCGGTGACCAAGGCTCGCCTTGAGGGCGAGCTTAAGGCTACTGACGTCAAGCGCATCCGGGTCAACTCTGCACTTCCCGTCGTGCGTACTCGTATTGCGATGGAAAAGGAATTGCACACCGGTCTGGGCAAGGATCTCAAGCGGTACCAGAAGGAACTGTCTCAGGCTCAGGAGAAGATTGCTGCCGGTACAGCAGCACCCAAGACTCATCGAAAGGTGCCTGCACTTCAGGACAAGCTTAATGACATCACTGCACGCATGGATGATCATCAGCTTGTCATGGACGAATTCACTGATTACGCCAATGAGATTCTTCGGGTAGCTGCCGCTTCTGGCGGCAGGCGTTCCGGCCAGGGTAGCTTCGAAGCCTTTGGTTACAAGATCCCTCAGGCGTTCTCGAAGGACTGGGAGAACCCTATCCCTCGCGATCAGATCAGTTCCGACAAGGCGTACGCCGCAATCTATGCACGCGGTGAGGCTGCTGACGTCGGGCGGATGGTGAAGACCGGAGGATGGACCACCATCACTCCGGATCAGCCGCAGCACATGGATGAATGGGTGCACGCACTCAATCGCCAGTTCGGTCAGGATGATGTGTTCCAGCTCGTTGCCGAAGACGGCACCGGCAAGCTGGCTCGCAACTGGCTGGGCACTTCGGCTGGCAAGCAGCACCTTGAGGACCTGGGCGTACGCGGTCGGGACGTCAACAAGTTTGTTGATGATGTGATTCTGACCATGGACAAGTATCTACCGGAAGACACTGGCCTTCGTCAGAAGATAGTCAATGGCGAAGATATCACCAAGGCAGATCTTGTCAAGGGGATCGCTGAGGGCGATCGCCCAGTGGTTCATGGCCAGGAAGTTAAGGCCATGCTGGGCATGTGGTCCAAGGATACGGCTTCGAGTATGCTGGACAGAATGATCGAGAAGGGCTTCAAGCGTCTCGGTTCCATCCCGTCCGATGTCATGTCTCGTCAGCCTGTGTATCTGAAGTTCCAGGAGATCCAGTACAAGCGACTGCTTGCACAGGAGATCAGCTACAGGGCCAGCATCGGTAAGGCGGATGACAAGGTGACTCCGGATCAGCTTCGGAAGATTCTTGATGAGTCGGACAAACTGGCCCGCAAGGACATCAGTCAGATTGTTTACGATCCGAAGCGCACCAGCGCTTCCGAGGCCATGCGGTTCCTGTCCCCTTTCTTCTCCGCCCACATGGATGGACTGAGCCGATGGGGTGGCATGATTGCTGAACAGCCTCAGATGCTCACCAAGATTGCCAAGATCTACAATGCTCCGGTTGCCGCTAATCTCGTTACCGACGCACAAGGCAACGCTGTTGGCATGGATGGGTACGCAGATGTGCGCGACCCGGTGACCGGAAAGATTGTTGACAGGAAGTTCGTTCCGATCACGGATCGCACCCTCCATCTCAAGATGCCGTGGGCAAGTAAGGATTCAGGCTCGATTCCCATCAAGATTCAGGCCCTGAATACCATCCTTCCTGGCGATCCTTGGTTCAACCCCGGATCCGGACCTCTGGTTCAGCTTGCCGGTACCGAGATTGCCAAGACGTCGCCCACAGCGGGTGACTTCCTTCAGTGGTCGAAGATCCTGCCCTACGGTCCCTCGGGCTCCATTACCGAGGCTGTCACTCCTAAGTACATGCGGGCAATCTATGACGCATGGAAGGGTGCGGACCCGGACAACGAGGCGTACCAGAAGGCTTACCTGTCGGTCTACAACATGAAGGTTGCCGAATACCACTCCAGTGGTGGCAAGGAAACTTTCACCAAGAAGGAGATCGAACAGGAGGCCAAGGCGTTCCTCAACATGGAAGTGTTTGAGGCGTGGGCCTCTCCTGGCCAGACTCAGAGGACTCCCCTTACGGGGAGTCCGTACCAGTTCTTCGTTGATCAGTACTCGCAGATGCGGGCCATTGATCCAGAGGGTGCGCGTGACAAGTTCCTGGCCAAGTACGGCCCGGAGTACATGTCGTTCACCGCCTCCCTTTCGAAGTCCATGGGCATTGCAGCCACTGAATCCGCTGACAGGATGGCGGAGAAGTACAGGACCGAGATCGAGAACGATCCCGACATGGCTCAGTTCTGGGTTGGCAACGTCTACAACGGCGGCCCGTTCAGCTCTTCTGTCTATCAGAAGCAGATGGGGCAGACTTTTGGAGACGAGCGAGCAAGGGAGAAGATCCCTGCTGGCCAGGCAATCGCCAAGTCGCAGGAGACTGCTGGCTGGTCGCTCTACACCAAGGGGAAGACTCAACTGGACGCCGCCCTGATTAGGGCGGGCTTCAAGTCCTACACGCAGAGCGGCGCCGAGGGATTCCTTGAGGCCAAGCGGAAGCTGACTGAGAACATCTCGGTTCAGTTCCCCGCATGGAGTCAGGCATTCAACGAGATGGACCGCAACAAGATCCCCGACAGGATCAAGTCCTTCGAGACCGCCATCCAGGATGAGCGGCTGATGTCCGACCCGATGCGACAGGAGATGCAACCTCTGGCTCAGTACATTCTGGCGCGTCAGCAGTTCAAGAAGATCCTCGCGTCAAGGGGAGCCAAGCAGTTGTCCTTCGATGTCGCTGGCTCGCCTTCCGGAGAGAATGCCGATATCGGAATGGCGTGGAATCAGTTCACTACCGGACTGATCAACTCCAACACCGCATTCGGTGATCTCTACAACCGTTATCTCAGCACTGACAACCTTCAGTAAGGAGGAACCATGGCAGACCCCGACTTCCTCAAGTCTCTGGGTATCGACACGAACAGCCTGATGAAGAGCCCTGGGGGTTCTGGCATTACAGGGTCTGGCATGGTCTACCTCGGAGCCAAGCAGGGAACCAAGAAGCCCTCAGCCGTGGGGCCCATCGCTCCCGGCAAGCCCCTTGGTCCCAAGTTCGGCGGCTTTGACTACACGGCCAAGGAAGAGCTTCCCTACGGGGAAGCTCAGATGCTCCCCCTCTCCTGGTCCGACAAGGAGAAGCAGAACTTCGTCAACAAGGGCATCCTTTACAAGATGCCCGGCTTCTCTTCCAGCATGGGAATGCCTGAGATCATGTCGGCATGGGACGACCTGGCCAAGATGTCTCAGGCATGGAGCGCCAAGGGTCAGAACTGGTCGCCCTGGGACATCATGGACACCTACAAGACGGACGGCAAGTTTGGAACTGTCCGTCGTGGCGACTGGCTCTACGACGCTGCGACCGGAGAGAAGATGAAGTACGTCGGACCTCGGTCCAAGACGACCACATCCAAGAACGTCAACCTCTCCAGTCCCGAGGACGTCAAGGCCCTCACTACCCAGATGCTCGCGGAACTTCTTGGCCGCGCACCCACGACCGAAGAGCTTGCGAAGTATCGGGCATCCATCAATGGCTACGAAGAGAAGAACCCTGAGATAACCACCACCACCTCCACGCTGGACGAACAAGGTGAAGTGGTGGCTCAGTCCGCAAAGACTACTGGAGGGGCCTCTCAGGCCGCTCTGGGCAGCCTGGTGAGCGATGCAGCCAAGGGCGGCAAGGAGTACGGCAAGTTCCAGTCCGGCACCACATACTACGACGCGATGATGCAGATGATCACTGGAGGGTAAATGGCAGTCAGTGGACAAGACATCGTTGACTACCTTCTCCAGTTCAAGGGAACTCCGTACGTCTGGGGAGGCAGTCAGCCGGGGGGCTTCGACTGCTCCGGACTCATGCAGTACGGCTTCAAGAAGTTCGGCATCAACCTCCCCAGGGTCACTTACGACCAGATCGGAGAGGGCGACGCTGTCGGAATGAAAGGGCTGCGCACTGGAGATCTTGTCTTCTTCGATACCGACAAGGGAACCGCTGGCCCCGACCATGTCGGCATCTATATGGGCAACGGCAAGATGTTCCACACTCCTCGGCCGGGCAAGTCTGCTGAGATCACCGACATTACCTCTGGCTACTACATGGACCGCTTCATGGGTGGCCGTCGCATTGCCGGTGTAGTGAGCCCTGGTGGCTCTTCTGCCGATGCGCCGGAGCCCGGTGAGGTAAAGATGTCACCGGAAGAACTGGCAGCCTCGTACGGCTGGGCGGCAGGCTTCCTCAATAGCAACTCCGAACTGAAGAAGCTCTTCAACTCTGCCGTTGATGAGACATGGACAGCCGAGAAGTTCCAGGCAGAACTTCGAGACACCAAGTGGTGGAAGACCACCTCGGAGACTGCGCGTCAAGCGCAGCTCCTGAAGAAGACAGACCCTGCCACCTATAACGCCTCAGTGCAGGCTGTCACTATTCAGATTCGGCAGCTTGCGTCGGAGGTCGGCGCTGCTATCCCTGAGTCCAAGATGAAGAAAATCGTCACTGACGCCATCGCCACCGGTATCGACAAGGATGAAGACGCTCTGAGGAACATCCTCGGCGGTTATGTCACCTTCACCAAGGACGGAACCATGAAGGGCGAGGCTGGCATGCATGAGTTCACCATGCGCCAGTACGCAGCCCTCAATGGTGTGGAGATGTCCGATCAGGCCCTGAAGAATCAGGCTCAGCTAGTGGTCAGGAAGATGGCCACTACTCAGGACTTCGAGTCCCAGATCCGGGAGCAGGCCAAGTCGGCCTTCCCCGGCTACGCTGAACAGCTTGATGCCGGTATGACCATGAAGGACATCGCTTCCCCTTATGAACAAGTCATGGCTAAGGAACTTGAGCTTCCTGTCAATCCTGCTGGCCTCAATGATCAGCTCATCCGCACCGCCCTCAACGGTGTCAGCAAGGACGGAAAGCCTACGGGGCTTTCCTTGACCGACTTTCAGCAGCAGCTCCGCAGCGACCCCCGCTGGTCCAAGACTCAGAACGCACAGGACAGCGTGATGAACATAGGAGCAACAGTCCTGAGAGACATGGGGTTGATGAAGTAATGGCAAGCCTGATGTCAATCCTCCAGCAGGCTGGCTTCAAGGGTGATGGTCTGAAGATGGCTTACGCCATCGCCATGGCAGAGTCCGGCGGTAACGCCAAGGCCCACAACCCCAACGCCAACACCGGGGACAACTCTTACGGCCTGTTCCAGATCAACATGCTCGGAGCGATGGGCCCTGCAAGGCTCAAGCAGTACGGGCTCTCTTCCAACTCCGCCCTCTTCGATGCCCTGACCAACGCCAAGGTTGCTTACAAGATGAGCAATGGCGGAAAGAACTGGGGGCCGTGGAGCACCTACGGCAACGGAGCCTACAAGAAGTACTACGGAGGCTCCGGAGCTTCCCTGAAGGGCAATTCCGGGGGTTCTGAAGGCAGTTCCGGAGGTGGCTCAGAGACCAAGACAATGAGCCGGGAAGAGACTGCTGAATCCTATGGGTTCATGGTCGAACTCTTCGAGTCCGTGCCGGAACTCAAGGCCCTCTTCGGCAAGGCAACCAAGGCCGGATGGACTCCTTCGAAGTTCCAGGCGGAACTTCGTGACACCAAGTGGTGGAAGAAGACCAGCGACTCCACAAGGAAGTGGCTAACTCTTCAGTACGGAGATCCCGCCACAGCCAAGCAACAGCTCGATCAGATGTCCGTCAAGATTACCCAGATGGGCAAGGCCATGGGGTTGCAGCTCGACAGCAAGGGCTATCGAGCCCTTGCCCTGAAGTCCATCATGGGCGGATGGGATGACGGGATGATCCGGTACAACCTCGGTAAGTCCATTGTCTTCAAGGGCGGCCAGCGGACCGGTGAGGCCGGAGAGTTCATCGACAAGATCGAAGAGTATGCCTACAACATGGGCATCACTCTCGGATCTCCGTGGATCGAAGCTCGTGCCAGGAATGTAGTCCGAGGCGTATCGACTCAGCAGGATATCGAGTCGGAGATCAGGGTCATGGCGAAGTCGATGTTCCCGGGATGGGCCAAGCAGCTCGATGCAGGGCAGACCGTGGCCGACATTGCCAGCCCTTACTTCTCGTCGATGGCTCAGATCCTTGAGCTTCCGCCGGGAAGCATCAATTTGTTCGACAAGACCATTAAGAAGGCGCTGCAATCCAAGGACCCGGCAACCGGAGCCAATGCAGTACAGCCCCTCTGGCAGTTCGAGAACGCCCTCAGGGCCGATGACCGCTGGAAGGGTACACAGAACGCGCAGAACTCCATGATGCAGGTAGCACATCAGGTGCTGGCCGACTTTGGCGTTAAAAGTTAAGGAGGACGAGTGAGTACACCGGCAAACATAGATCCGAACAAGGCTCTGGAACTTCAGCTCGAAGCCCTTCAGTCAACCGCCAAGACCCACGTCGCCAACATCGCAGCCATGGGCAAGCAGATGACTGCCAAGGGTGTGAGTGACAGGCAGAAGGCTTTCCTCAAGAGTCGCATCGCGATGGAAGAGACCAAACTTGCCACTACCCGGAAGACTGCTCAGGCCAAGCTCAAGCAGCTCTACCAGAACACAGGTCAGTACGACAAGCTTCTTCAGGGCACCGAACGCGATGCATTCGCTGCGGTCAATGCGCTCTTCAAGAGCTACGGCCTTGAGTCCCTGGCTCCGAAGATCTACGACTTCGTAAAGAACGGCTACAGCGCTGACACCATCTCGATTCTGCTTCAGGACTCTAAGGAGTACAAGCAGCGATTTGCTGGCAACGAGGCCCGCATCAAAGCGGGCCTGCCCGTACTGTCCGCTGGTGAATACCTTTCGACAGAGGCGAGCTATCGGCAGATCATGGAGCAGGCCGGACTTCCGTCCGGCTTCTATGACAGCCCTTCCGACTTCAACAACTGGATCGGAGGGAACGTCAGCCCCTCGGAAGTTCAGCAGCGTGTAGACCTGGCAACTCAGGCTACGATCCTGGCCAATCCGAACTATAAGAAGGCTCTGAACGCAATGGGAATTGCGGACTCCGAGCTGACGGCTTACTTCCTGGACAGGGACAAGTCACTTCCGTTCATCCAGAAGGCTGCTGCTACCGCTCAGATCGGTGCTCAGGCACTGGCTCAGAACCTTAAGTTCGATCAGGCGTATGCGGAAACGCTGGCAACCAGGGGGATCACTGGAGATCAGGCCGCCCAGGGCTACGCTCAGATCGGTGCGGAGCTGGACACCCTACAGAATCTTGCAGGTATCTACGGTACCGAATGGAATCAGAGAGAGGGCGAAGAGGCTGTCTTCAATGCTCAAAGTGCAGCAGTGAAGAAGCGAGCCGGACTCGCTTCGAGAGAGAGGGCTCAGTTCCAGGGAAGCGCTGGAGCTGGCAGGCAGGGCCTTGCAGGCCGAGGCGGAGCGAGGTAGTAAAAGAGTAGGGACCCTGGCTCGAAGGCTCCAAGGGTTTAAATGATGCGTTAGCCTTACGCACGCCCTCCCTATTGGTTTGTAGCTCAAGGGCAGAGCACCGGATTGTTAATCCGTAGGTTGCAGGTTCGAATCCTGCCAGACCAGCCGGATCAAGGATCGACCGGCCCCTTGATTTGTACTTAGACCGGGATCATTCATGGCGAGCGGGCCCATCTCCCCAGATGGATTACTTGGCGCCACACTTTGGGAGGCAGTAAATGAACGACGCATGGGGTTACGAAGAGAACACGCAGTCCGAGCCTGGCCACAATGATGGGCCCAAGGCTCTCCGGGAAGCGTATGCAGCTCAGAAGGCAGCAAATGAGGCGATCATGGCAGAGCTTGCCGCGATCCGTCAGGAGCGCACTGCTGAGAAGCTTTCTTCCGTCTTCAGCGAACTGGGTGTTCCGGACGCAGCGAAGCTGTACTCCGGCGAGCCCGACCCCGACAAGGCCAAGGAGTGGGCTCTGTCCATGAAGGCCGCGTTCGGGAGTGGCAATGTCCAGGGCTCTGACCCTGCGTCGAATGCCGACATTCAGCCGCAGTCGCCACTTGGTGACGCAGCTACTCAGCAGCAGTTCCAGCAGATGACCGAAGCAGGGCAGAACGGAGTCCCTCTCGGGAACTTCCAAGCTGCCGAAGCTGCTGTCGGCACAGCAAACGACCTTTCCAGCCTCATCGCCGCGATGAATGCTGCCAATCAGCATAATCCCGGGATCTGAGGCCCCTCTCATAGGAGTGATTCTTAATGGCTAACGCCTTTACCGGCACTGGGGCAATGAGCAACCTGGTGCAGACCGCTTACGACCGGGCCCTTGAGTTCGCCCTGCGTAAGCAGCCCATGTACCGACAGGTCGCCGACAAGCGACCTGTTGAGCAGTCGATGCCGGGTTCCAGCGTCGTCTTCTCTCTGTACCAGGACCTTGCTCAGCAGATTACTCCGCTGAACGAGCTGGTCGACCCGGACGCCGTAGCGGCCGGTAACCCGACCACGGTTTCCGTGACTCTGAATGAGTACGGCAACGCCATCCTGGTGTCCAACAAGCTCGACCTCTTCTCGTTCACCGACGTGACCGCTGGTCTCGTCAACCAGGTGGCGTGGAACCTGATCGACTCTGTTGACCTGATTGTTCAGAACGTTCTGGCTGCTGGCACCCAGACCCTTCGGCGTAACCCGGCCACCGGCGCGGTTACCTACGGTTTTGGCACCACGCCGACTCAGCCGACCGCTCTGAACACCATCGACAACACGGCCAACTCCCTGTTCAACTCCGACCTGGCTCGGTTCGCTCCGACCCAGCTCCGGACCAACGCTGTTCACCCGAACAAGGACTCGATGTACACCGCGTACATCCACCCGCAGGTCTCTTACGACCTGCGTCGGGAAACCGGTGCGGCTGCATGGCGTGATCCGCACAACTACAGCGCTGCTGGCAACATCTGGGCGGGTGAGATCGGTGCGTACGAAGGTGCGGCCTACATCGAGACCCCGCGTAACCAGAACGTTCAGTCCGGTGCTGGCGCTGGCGGCACCCAGACCCGCGTGTTCAACACTTACTTCACTGGCCAGCAGGCTCTTGCTGAGGCTGTCGCCGAAGAGTTCCACACGGTTCGTGGTCCGGTCGTTGACAAGCTTCAGCGCTTCCAGCCCCTTGGCTGGTACGGCGTGGCTGGCTGGTCGCTGTACCGCCCGGAAGCCCTGATCGTTGCTCAGACTGCATCCTCGGCTCGCCCGAACGCGTAACACCAACGGGGGCCCTTCGGGGCCCCCTTATCCCTAGGAGGATAGATGTCGGGTTTCGACAATACCAGCTTTACTACTCGTACAGTCGCTGGCACCACGGATACTCTCACCGCCAATGACTACGTGACCATCTACACCAACAGCGCGGTCAAGACTGTCACGCTTCCGGCTGTAGCCCTTACCCAGCCGGGCCGGGTTTATCAGCTCATCTGCACCAACACCGGCATTCTGACGATTGACGGTAACGGCGCAGAGCTGATCAATGGTGCTGCCACTTTCGCCATGGTCGCCGGTACGGTTGGCGGCTCCACTGGTCGCTGTTCCATCGTGTCCGATGGAACTCAGTGGTTCACGCTGAACTCTCAGTGACTTAGGAAGGGAGCCTCATGGCTACGTGGAAATACACAACTCGCACGGTAACAGAGGCTCCCTTTGCCTGGAATGACCTGATGGTCCGCTTCCGAATGGATCGGGGCATCTCGGTTCAAGAGGTGGCACCTTGCCAGTACGAAGAGGTTAGGTACTACGCATATACCGAGGAGCTGGGGGCAGAGAACCTGCCCCCTAATCCTAATCAGAACACAGAGTTCTGGCCAGCCCCTTCCGAGGGGCTGAACTTCTTTCGTGGCGGATATGAACACGAGGTGGATGATGCCACCAAGGCGTGTCTCATCAGCTCCGGAGTTGCTGACGAAACAAACTTCATACTCGCTTCCGGCTTCGGCTCCGGAGGCTTCGGCCAAGGACCCTTTGGAGGTCAGCAGTGACATTCACCCCCATTCCTGCCGGAGAAGAGCCCTGGAACGATGATGTCAATGATGCGTTCAGCAGCCAGGATCTAAGGATCACGGCCAATGAGAACAGCATCGGCCAGCAGTCCGCAGACATCACCCAGAACCGTGAGCACCTGATGGCCAGCCCGCTGGATTACGGACAGATCGCATGGAACTACGAGCCCTGGCTTGCTGCCACTGCTACCGCTCCATCCGCCAACCAGGTTCTGAACATGATGAGGGTAGAGGTCAGGCGCGGATCAACCGCGTCCGGTGTCTTCTTTCTTCAACAAGTCGGCGGCACTGGCTTCGCGGCTGGCAACAACTATGCCGGTATATACGACAGCCTCGGCAACCTTCTGACCACGTCCACCGATGCCGACATGGTTACCCAGTCGACTCAGGCTGGCTTCTCGCAGGTTCCGGTTGCTCCGGTCAATCTTCCAGCAGGAACCTATTACGTCGCGTCCCTGATGGACGCGACTACCAGACCTACATATCTGAGAACAGTCAACGTGGCTGCTTCAGCGCCTGCCGTCAACGTCTTTCAGTCCGCCTCTACGGCCCTCTGGACGCAGGCAGCAGGGACTTACACCGGAGCGCTTCCGGCGTCCGTCACAATGGCGTCCAGGACCATTCTCGGCACTGCATGGTTCGCCGGTATCTACTAGGAGATCAGATGGCAATCGTAGAGACTGATGGCTGGGCTGCTTCCTGTGGAGGAAATGTTGTCTCGGCTGTCGTCAAGCAAGACTTGATCGACATGCTCACCCTGATGGACTTTCCTGTGTACGGAGAGAACCAGACCTTCATATATCCAATCAAGTTCCTCAAGGAGGAAAGCTGATGGCTACTCCCAACAAGAAGGCCCCGCTCGGACAGGGCGGACGCTTTGCCGCTGTCGCCAAGGCTGCCGGTGGAGGCAAGAAGGGCGCGGCTATCGCCGCTGCCGCTGGTCGCAAGAAGTACGGTAACGCCAAGATGGCGAAGATGTCCGCCGCTGGCCGTAAGGGGAAGTGATGTCACACAACTACGACCCCGCCAAGCAGCCGTGCGACGACATGTACCACAACCCCGAATGCTGCATGATCTGTGGCCCTGCCGGTAGCACGATCCAGGTCAACCAGAACGAGAAGGGGATCATGGAGAAGAACATCTTCTCTGTCATCGCCATGCACCAGCAGGCTGAGCTTGGTTCCAACCACGACAGCTACAAGCAGGGCATTTACACCACGAACTCTGTAGGAGATAACGACTAATGGCAGTTCCCAAGTCCGCCCCGAAGGCGGACGTGAAAGAAGACCTTCTCCCGATCGGCACTGTGGTGTCACTGGTTTCCGGTGGCCGCACCCTTGAGGGATACGAAGTGATCGAGAAGGACGACAGGTTCGTCAAGTTCCGGGCCAATCTCCAGATTGCCCCGATGACTGACTATGTCCTGGTTCCCTACGAGAAGCTTGAAATGGTAGGCCTGTCCCGTGCATAAGATGCCGCAGGATCTGTGCCCCAATTGCAGGAACATCATGGAAGGCTGCACGTGCCGAGGATGAAGAAGGGCGCTCGCTGTTCGGTCACCTGTGCCAGCAAGAACCACAGGACGTTCGGTGAGTGCATGCGCTCGAAGAACTTTAGACTCAACCCCAACCTTGCCGACACCGGCAAACAGAAGGCTTGGGATCGAGAGCTGGACAGCTATGAGGCTGCCCGCAATCAAGGCGTAGAGCCTCGCGGAACCAGTCAAAAGCTGGTTGATGAGGCAATGCGCACCAGTGAGGCAACGGGAGTTGCTTACCAGGCTTAGGAGATGAGATGGCAGGAGAGCAGAAGGTTGCAGTAGTCAACCCAGACGGAAGCCTTGTCGGCAGCGGAGGCGTAAGCGGCAGCGTGTCCGTAACGAACTTCCCCGCAACCCAGGCCGTGTCGGGAACCGTGACGGCCATACCTTCCGGCACCCAGGCCGTGTCGGGCACGGTAACCACCACGCCTTCGGGCACCCAGAACGTGAATGTGACATCACCCAATCCGCTTCCGGTTGTTGTTACTACGGGCAACACCTTTACCGGCTTCTATTCGTTCTCCATTTCCAATATGCCTGGCGTAGTGGCGGCCAACAACTTCGTAACGCTCATGAACGAGACCGGTTCCGGCAAGACTCTTCAGGTCTTCTCGGCGACTGTCGGTTCATGGATTTCGGGTGGCGCCACTTCCGCCACATCCACTTCTATGATCGCTCAGCAGATCATCAGCTCTACCGGCGGCACTCTTCAGAACCAGGCAGCCATTGCCAGACTCGACAGGACCATGCCCGCACCTACGGGTGTGGTCAGGACCGCTAACCCTTCGACCCTTTTCGCTGCCGAGATCATTTCCTTTCCTCCGCCCATCGGTGTCGATACTGGCAATAGTCTGAACAGAATCGTCGCCACTCAGGATTCTGGCGTCGTCCTGCACCCTGGTGAGGGCATCAGGTTCTTCACTACAGTAGGCTCTGTCAACCAGTTCTGGAACGTCGCAATCAGTTGGGGTGAAATATGATCGCTCACTATCCTAATGTCGGAGACATCCGCAACGGTTCTCGTACTAGCACCGGCACGATTCTCACGATCCCCGCCGGTCATGCCTTCACGGCCAACATTCAGATCTCAGCGTCAGTCGGTACAGCAGCTACGGCAACAACGAGCGTCACTCTTTCCGGGGGCGGTACAGGCGTGGAGCCTGCCGCAGGAGCCGTACTGTGCCGCATATCCCTTGCCGGGCTGGCTCTCACTACGGTCAGCAGCAATGCCTATCAGGAAATCCTGGTGCTTGCTGGCGATGCTGACGCAACCCTTGAGTTCAATACCGGAGGCGCCACAAGTGCCTCCGTGACTGTCAACGGAACTCTGCTCTAAGGAGAAGCATGGCTACTTCATTCGATCAGATCACTCAGCGGGTGAAGCAGCAGCTTCTAGGCTACACCCGGAACCAGGCTTCGATCTCTTATCTATCCGCCCCAATGTCGGCATCGGACATTACCTTCGTGGCAGATACGGACACTGTCCGCAATCTGTCCAGGGGGATTGTCGAAATCGACAACGAGATGATCCTTGTAAAGAAGCTGGAGCAGGGATCGGGAGTGGTGACCATCATGGCTGGAATTGCTGGACGCGGTGCTGAAGGCACCGTTCCGGCAGCCCACACGACCAACTCTATCATCACCGCAGACCCTCGCTATCCGCTGGTCCGCATCAAGGAAGCCATCAACGAAACAATCCTTGGTGTGTATCCGGACGTCTGGGTGTTCGGCACTGTGGAGTTTCCGTACATTGCCGCAAGGCTTGAGTATCCGGTACCCACTGAGGTGGAGGATATCTACAAGGTCACATGGAACACCATCGGACCTTCTGGAATGTGGGAGGCTGCGCAGCGGTGGCGCTTCAACCCTCAAGCGTCCACCACTCCTGGCCAGGTACTGCCTACGCCTACGCCGACCGGAAAGACTGTGCAGATCATGGACTACGGCATCACGCCAGGGCGTGATGTCCGGGTGGTATACATCAAGACACCCAACACGCTCACCCTCGGCAGTGACGACTTCGCTCTCACCACAGGACTTCCCGAGCGAATGATTGACCTCATCGTCTACGGCGCCTGCTGGCGCCTTCTGCCCGGATGGGAAGCCGGACGTCTTCAGCAGTCGTCTATCGAGTCAACAGAGCGAGCACCGCTGGTTCCTACCGGGGCTGCCTCCAACGCCTCTCAGTACTATCTGGGGCTGTATCAGAGGCGCCTCAATGAAGAGCGAGACAGGCTCTTCGACCTGTACCCCAACTTCCAGTACTTCACTAGCTAGGAGGACAGATGACAGTCCGTTTTTACAGCTCTGTCGCTCCGCCCACGACCCTCACCGCTGGCATTACTGCTGGCTCTGCGGCCATTCAGGTGGCGTCCACCACCGGATTCCCTGCACTGACTCCGTACACGCTCTCGCTGAGCTTCGACACCAGCGGCGAAGAGCTGGTGCAGGTGAACAGCGTGGGCGGAACTACTCTTCAGGTGACCCGTGGCATCGACGGAACCAGCGCTACCAGCCACAACGCAGGCGTTGAAGTCAGACACGTCACATCTGCCAGAGACTTTGCGGACTCAAGGACTCACGAGAACTCCGACGACGGAGTTCACGGACTGGCCGTGGGTGAAGAGCTGGTAGGTACTGACAAAGTTCAGACCCTATCCAACAAGACCCTGAATATGGCAAAAGGAAGCCTGAATCAGATCGACATCTTCAACACCGGGTCGTGGACGACCACAGTCAATGGCGATGTCGGCTTCCCTGCTGTGGATATTCTTCAAATCAAGCCCACTTCGTCCAGCAATGCCACGTGGCGATGGACTCCCGGCGGACAGATGGTGGCTGTCAACACTGCGATCAATGATGTCACCCCTACCAACTACAAGTTCCGGCTGACCCGGAATGACGGAACCACGGATGTGTTCTACATCCTTTCCGGTGGCTCCATGTTCTCCCGTCTGGAGAATGGACAGGACGGCCTGACCATGAGGGGTTCTGCCGACGCCGTGAGGCGTCGTGCCATGCATGTGATGAATGCCGCTGGATCTGTCACCCGGGTCGGCATCTACACGGATGGCACTGGCTTCTTCCAGTCCTCTTCGACCACCAATCCCACCATGGACCTGCGCCTGGCTGCTGGCCAGACGGCCAATGCCCTGCACGTACAGAATTCCGCAGGTACTGAGATCGCCAACATCGACCAGTCCGGTGCATTCAATGGCCGAGCGGTTGCGGTGGATGACTCCATTACGTCTCCGGCCTACGCCATCACCGGTGGCCTGCCGCTGCGTCCATCGCAGCGGAATACTGAGCTGGTCAGCTTTGTCGCCCAGACCAGCTTTACCGTGAATGTGGTGTTCCCTCAGGCGTTCACGGTAATCCCATCGGTAGTAACCAACATCAATTCAGGTGATGGCACTACGGCTCGATGGGATTCCAGGGCCATCAGCATCAGCACCACCGGATTCACCCTGTTCCTGTATCGGGGAGTCGGCACCGACCCCGCTCAGACGTGGGTCAATATTCCCGTCTCCTGGATCGCCACTCAGTAAGGAGTAGCAATGGACATAGTCCACCCGATTCCCTATCAGCTCAGCTCGCTGGGCATTGGTGGCTCAGGTCAGTACGCCCTTCAGGACTACATATACGACTATGCCATTGCCGGTATCCCCTTCCTCTCCGCCATCAGCGACGAGCGTCCATTCACCAACAGGATGGCGGAGATCAGGAAGGAACAGTTCGACAACTTCGCAGAACCAGGAGAACAGTCTCTTCAGGGATGGTGGCTGCGAAGCCAGTCGACCTTCAATGGTGGTGCGGGCATCCTTTATCAGGATCCCGATACCGACAACCAGTTCAACTACAGGTTTGCCGACTCCTTGGGTATCGATCCATGGACAAGTGGGCAGCTAAAGCTTCTGAGGAACACAGCCGTGGCTTCGGCCACGGCCTTGACTCCCAATTTCGTACAAGGGTTCGTTGACAGCACCGGAGTGGATGCATTCTGGCACATAGCTGGCAATACTCTGCTCAAGGTGACAGATGCAGCGACGACCACAGTCGTCGGCGTTTCCGTCAGCCCTTACTTTGACCTGACGTCCACGGGTTATACGTACGCATTTGCCAGAGGTGATGGTATTTGGACTGGTGTCGATGCCGCTGCCCCCACTCAGCGCTACAACACTGCCATCACCAATGGGGTCCTTGAGTTCGTCAAGGATCGCCTCATCCTCGGTTCGGGTCCATCGGTGTATCAGTTGCCACCGTTCGCAGCGGTAGCCCCCCTCCCCACGGCTGATTACACGCACGTGGACCCGAACTGGCGATGGAGATCCATCACCGATGGACCTACCGCCATCTATATCGCAGGGGATTCAGGCACTACCAGCCAGATCCATAGGTTCACCGTCGTCAACGGAACGACAGGAGTTCCCGAATTCGAGTGGGCGGGCGTCACTGCCACCATGCCTACCGGCGAGAGGATCAATGAGATCTACTCGTACATCGGAAGCTTCATCGGCATCGCCACGAACAAGGGCTTCCGCGTTGGGGAGATCGACAGCAACGGCGACATCACTTATGGCCCACTGCTCTTCGAGCCCGAAGGTGGATGCAACGGCATCGTCGGCCAGGACAGGTTCATGTGGACAGGCTCCACAAACGCACACGACGGCTTCTCCGGGCTTTACAGGGTGGACCTGGGTAACGTCATCCAGGAGCAGACCTCAAGGGCTGTACGGTACGCCTACGCCCGCGACATCTACCTCAATGGGGATGCCGGAGAGATCCTTGAACTAACCAACTTCGGAGCCAGTGACCGCAAGGTCTTCTCGGTGACCGGAGAAGGTGCCGTCCTTGAGGACGCCACGGAGCTGCTGCCCAACGGATATCTGGAGACGGGGCGCATTCGGTTCAACACCGAAGAGCCCAAGCTGTACAAGTTCTTCAGCATCAGAACTCCGTCACCGCTTGAGGGCAACCTCAACATCACGATACTGACGGAGGGCGGAGGGGAAATACCTTCGATCACCTACGGCCCCACCACTGGAGCCGGAGTGAAGGACGTAGGAATCTCCAATCCGCAGGGCCCGCAGAACTGGCTGGCTCTACGCTTCACCCTCTTCAGGGGTGAAGTCGATCCGACCATCGGAGCCGTCATGAACGGATGGCAGGTCAAGACACTTCCTGGCTCCATCCGCCAACGAATCATCACACTCCCAGTTCTCATGCTGGACGAAGAGACGGACAAGGGAGGGCAGCTCATTGGCTATGACGGCTATACGCAGGACCGACTCAACATGTTCGAAGCAGTGGCGAGAGCTGGTGATGTGGTTCTGTATCAGGACCTTCAGCAGCAATTGGTTACGCAGGTAGTCATCGATGACTTCGAGTTTCGCCAGACAGGACCACCCGGTATCCGGGGGCCGGTCGGCGGGTTCCTTACCGTGGTCATGAGGACCGTAGCAGAAAGTACATAATGAACTCTGGGGAGAGGGAATGGATGTTACTACCCTTACAGGGATAGCAGCCGTACTAGCAACAGCAGTGGGGGGATGGGTAACAGGTAGGCGCGGCCTGTCAAGGCAGACCGTGGACCTGTTGCAGATCCAGGTAGATCTTCTGACAGCTCAGAACATGGAGAAGACGAACCAGATCACCTTGCTCGAAGGCAAGGTGACGATCCTTGAACAGCTCGTGACTCAGAAGGCTGACGTTGCGGAAGTCAAGGAGATAGTGGAGCGCATTGCTGTTAAGGTAGGAGCATGACAAAGCCTACCTGGATCAAGCGAGACATCGTGGTCGCATCCACTCCATTCGAGAGAGATGCGGTCATACACACGCAGCGCGTCATGCGCTGCGAAGAGACAGGACAGATCGACGAAGCCACAGCTTCGCACCTAAGAGCCTTGCAGGTTCTCTTCGGCCTCCGCCCCAGCGGCTACCTTGATGTAGCCACAGCGGAACAGATAGAGCGCTTGCAGGTGTGGGGAGCGACGGAGGGATGATGGATGAAGGAAGAGAATGTCCGCACTGTAAGGACTGCGGTCCAAACAGTTCTTGCAGTTGCTGTTGCGATGCCTGTACTGCTAGAAAGTTTGGGGGTTCGGACTGCCGGGGGTGTGGGTGCAGGCTTGGTAGTGGCTGCATCTGTGGTCACTCGTGTCCATTCCATCCCGGCGGTAAACGAGCTGCTTAACAAGTATCTCAAGATTCCTAAGTAGATAGAAACACAGACGGGGCCCTTCGGGGCCCCGTCTTTTTTGCGTTCAGTCCTCTTCTGGCTCTACACACTCACTGTTCGCAGCGATTCATCCGTTCGGGTTCTTGTTCCAGGCGTCCTCGGCCTCACGCAGATCCACGTAGGTGTTCTGAAGGTTGTCAGCAGTACGCTCGAAGGCTTCCTTGGTCCCGCCACCCTCAACCACGGCTCGGTCTGCCTTGGCTTCCTCGTGGGAACCGAAAGCGTCAAGGTAATTGTCGAAGTTCTTGCCCATCAGTTTTCCTCCGAGTAAGGAAGCGGTCGCCCGCATCCGTTGCAGTTGTGGTAATCGCCGGGGCTGGTGCCCCCGCATAACCGACAGATCTTGTCAGCCATCAGCTCTCCTTGACGATGACATACCGATAGATCGGACTGGAGCACCCCCGATGAGGCTGCCCCTTCTCGGCTCCGCAGTTGATGCAGAGAACCTTCACCTTACGCACCCGTTCCGGCACCAAAGGGATCATCCTTCTGGGACTCCAGATAGGCGTGAGCGATGATGGCATAGCCAGCCAGATCCAGGAACGAATCCTCCAGGGACTCGAAACTCTGCGCCCCCCGCATCAGAGACTGAATGCGCGTCATCTTGATCGCAGCCTGAGCGGCCATGACATGAAGAGCCGAGATTCCGGCAACCTCCGCAGCCTTCTCAAAGTTGCTGAACTCTCCGGTCGGAGCGTAGTCCTGATTCTTGGAAAGCAGAGTCTCGGCAAGCTGCTCTGCGCTTGCCTGAATGTAGCTGTTCGGATTCTTGCTGGTCATCTCTGCCTCTCGATTGATCTCTATGGTCAGCTGGCGGTTCAAACTCACCTGAAAACAGGCATCGTTGAGGCAGCCCGACCGGCAGGCAGCGAAGCATGAACACGGGTGGTTACAGTTCATCGCTCCAGCTCACATCCTCTCCGCCATTGCGGTACTCGGTCTTGATGGTGTCCCAGTAAAGCTGGCAATTCTCGTCCGGCCGAAGCGACTGCTTGAGCAGGCGTCTGGGGTAGTCTCGATCCCAGCGATCGCTGTAATCCTTGGCCATGACTGACGTGTCGTGGGGGCCGTAAACGACACGGCCCTGATAAAAACCACCCTCGTAGCGATCTCCGGCTATGTGGACATCTACCACCACCCGGTAGATGTCTGCGCTGTCATACCTCATGGTGCGGGCCATCAGTCCTCATTCCAGATATAGACCACGCTGTCTTCAAACCCGCCAAGCCAGTCATGCTTCTCGTCGGAAATCTCGCACAGTTCTTCGAAGCTGCCAATCTCCATGGCCAGCGTCATCACGACGTCAAGAACGTCGGCAAGCTCAGCCATGGAGTTGTCCTCAAGGAACTCCTCAACCTCTTCAGTCAGCTTCTGTCGGAGCAGCTCAAGACGTTCGGAGTCATCAGCGATCCGGAACCTCTTCTCCGGAACTACCTTCGGCACGTTGTTGCGTACTAGCTTTTCGGGCATACGATCACTTCCTTGATTCCGGCATGCTGGATGAGGTTGGTGCACTGCTGACAGGGCTCTGCGGTGGTGTATATTCGTCCACCCACACAATTTTCCAGCCCCGCCTGGAGGATGGCATTATGTTCAGCGTGTATTGCGATGCATGGGTAAGCGTTGTAGTCAGCCCCAGTCGGTGCAGCTTCATATGATAGTTGCCCGCGTGGGCACCCTCCATCAACGCAGTGTACTGCTTTGGAGACAGCTCCATTGTATCCCTGCCCAATGACCTTATTCCCCTGAACCACCACAGCACCGACTTGTCTCCTTGTGCACGTTGAGCGCTGGGACCAGACCTCAGCAATAGTGCCAAAGGTCTGGTCCCAGCTCGGTCGCTCGGTCATCCCGCAGGGCATCCGCAATGGGGCGGGAAGTGCGGGGGACGAGTGCAGTTGTGGTTCATTACTTACCTCCGGTTACCAGGAATGTCAGGAAGCCTTCGACGAGGATCAGTTCGTGGATGTCGCGCATACCGTCGTCCTTGGTATACCAGATGTCCATGGTGGGCGTCGATCCTCCATCAACTTCGACCCCCCACACCTCATTGAACTCAACTCCCTCGCTCAGCAGAAACTCACCAAGCCGGACCTTCAGCTGCTCATTCACTTGGCGTGCTTTCCCTTGCCTCGGCGTTCGGGGTATACGGTCTTCGGCTCGGCCTTCTTGGCCAGATCGTAAGGGTACTCTCCGGCCTCTTCCTTGCGCTTGGCCTCTCGTCGACTGGCCTCGTGCTGATTGTCGAAGGTGTCGGCCTTCTGCTGATCGGTCTTGTCTCGCCAGAATCCCATTACTTTCCGTCCTCGCAGTCGCAGTTGATATCAGTCACCAGTCATAGTCCTCATCATCGTCACGGAGCCCACGGTATCCTTCCCAGTTGTCCACGCCGTTGGCGTGAAGCTGCTCCAAGTGGCGGGAATCCCGGATCAGTGCCATGTACTCTTCGTGGCTCAAGGTCCAGGTTCCATTGAAATTCGAGAGCGCCATCAGCCCCTGTCTCCTACGACGTAACTGCCGATGTAATAGATGTCCGAGTCCTTCGACGCGCTGTCGTAGAGGTTGAAGGAGACATCACTCTCGGCAAGCTCGACGCCAAGCTCTTCAGCCTTGACCCAAAGAGCCTCTTCTGCATCCTGAAGGGTCAGATGGACGGACACGTTCTCGTGGCCGGAGTCTCCGTAAAGACTGGCCCACTCGTTCTCGATGATGAAAACTTCCTGCATCTCTTCCTCCGCCATCTGTTGCAGTTCTTCTGTCAGGCTGCGCTCATGGCGCATCCGCTGAATACTGCGGACATAATCCCTGTCCGCAGCACGCCAATCCTTGCTCATCACTTCTTGATCCGCTTCAGGATAGCTTCTGCTCCGTACTTCTGATACGTGGAGTTTACATCCTCACCCCGGGGAAGTCTAACCTTGATGACGGAAGCCGACGTTTTGAGGAGTGCATCCTGAAACTTGTCGAACATGCCATCACCGGCATCGTCCGCATCGGAGAAGATGTAGATGCGGCTGAAGTCCTCAAAGACATTGGGCCACCACTCCTTCCAGTTCTTTGCTCCCGGATTGGAGACGGCGGGGATGCCGATCTGGCGGAGAATGAGAGAGTCAAGCTCACCCTCACACACTCCGATCCAGTCCCGTGCGTCATCGAACGCACGGACACCATACAGGTCCGACTCGGCGCCCTTGGTCTTGAGATACTTGACGCACCCCTCGTCCTTACACTTATGATCCCTGAGGCACCGGAAGGACATGTTCACAATGCCGTACTCGGTGACGTACGGAATGGACAGCCTTCCGGCGTAGCTCTCATGCAGTGCCGGAGGATTACGAACTACGCCAAGACCTTCGTAGGCCGCGTGACCCAGATCGATTGCGCGTCCCTCCAGCCATTCGGCCGCGTCGCCCAGGTGCTCGGCGTACTGAGCTGCTGTCGATTCCAGAAATTTCTTCTGCTCTCTGCTTAGCTGCGCCATAGTCGATCTGTTCCTTCTTCATGATGATCTGGACAGCGTTACCAGAAGGGCATTCGATGTACGTGTGGCAGTTGAACCAGCCCTCTGCGGTATTGACCGTGGCAGAAGGAGTTGAGTCCCCGTGGAAGCCGCACTTGATGGCGCGGCTTCCCAGGTTCTCTGTCGGTTCATCGAAACCGTAGTACACCAGCACCGGGATCAACCACTCAGGATGCTGGTCCAGCTCCTCAGTACCTCTCGATGAACCGCGCAATCTCTTCTCCTAGATAGGGCTTGAAGATGGATGCCAGCGGATTCAGGTCCGGGAACTCGTCCCGGATCTCCTGAGCCAGTTCGTGCAGAAGTGCCGACCTTGAGGCCATGCCATCAAACTCCTCCCCTTCGAGCCGCTTGACCTTCCTGTGCAGGGCAGTGATCTGCTTGCGCTGTTCGGTTACGCGCTCATTGGGCCACCTGCCCTCAAGGATAGCAAGCAGCTCCTCAATCTGCTGAGCCTCGGAGAGCGTGCCCGCCTTCTTCATGAGGGCAATCTGATCCTTGAGCTTCTGGTTCTCGGACTTGTAACTGTCCAGCTCTCGGTTGAGATCGACGCTCTTAACCTTGTTGTCGTAGGCTTC